GATTTGCACGCTCAACTGCAGTCTGAGGACGTTGCCGGTGCTAAAACGGTCGTTTTCCGCACTCAGGACTCTGCAGCTGCCGTAACTGACCCATCTAACGGCTCTGTAATTCGTTTGTGCCTCGACCTCAAAAATAGCTCAGTCTAAGCCTCGGGAGGCCAAAATGATGATGTCTGACAAGAAAAAGCCGTCCGCGCTTATTGTTGCAAAACTACGTCCGCAGCCCTCGGAAGGGCCTGCGCCACAGTCTGAGGACGGCGCTGAATCTGACAATAGTGTTGCAAGGCAGTCGGCAGCAGAGGAGTTGCTTGCCGCCGTTGAAGCCAAAGACGCTAAAGCAGTTGCGGCTGCATTCAGTGCAATGATGGAGCTTTGCGAGTCTGAGTCTGAGGCGCCTGAAGCTTCTGAAGCTGAATAAGCTTAGGGAGTTAAATGATTACTCTAGCTGAACTTAAAGAGCAAAGTCGGCAGCGTAGCGATATGGAAAATAGTGAGTTTGTCTCCGATGCGGAGCTTACTACTTACATAAACGCTTCGCTCGCCGAGCTTCACGACCTTTTGATTGCTGCGTATTGCGAAGACTATGTTATGGCGGAGTACATTTTTACCGCTGACGGGTCTATTCAGTATAATCTGCCTACGGATTTTTATAAGCTTCGTGGCGTGGATTTGCGTCAAGGCAACGGTCAGTGGGCGACTGTCAAACGGTTTAACTTCAATCGTCGCAATGAAACTCAAAACGCATTTGCATGGAATATGCTTGGCCTGCCATATATGGAATATAGATTGGTAGGCAGTAAAATCCGCTTCAACCGTACTCCAGATACTAACATTCAGTTTCGTATTTGGTACTATCCCGTGTGTGAAAAGCTGGTGCTTGACACTGACGCCTACGATGATGTGAACCAGTTTGCTGAGTACGTAGTAGTTGACGCTGCAATTAAAATGCTGACAAAGGAAGAGTCTAATGCCAGCGTGCTTATTGGGCAAAAAGAGGCTTTGAAGCAGCGCATAATTGCAATGGCCGCTGGCCGCGATGCTAATGAGCCTGCGTCAGTAACTGATGTTTATGCAGAAGACACCGACACCGTGTTATTGGGTAACCAGTAACCATGGCTGGCCTAAAAGACTTCAAAAAAGTCGCTGGCGGGCCTGAGATTGCAAAGTTGCAAGAGCGGTTGCAGGAGTTTTTTGCACAATTTGCCACAAACCCGTTGCTAGATGGCGTGCTGTTGACAAATGTGCCACTTACAGTTGCTGCACAGCAGATAGAGCACAAATTACAGCGTCAACCACTGGGATGGATAATTGTGGATATAGATACGCAGTGCAGTGTCAACCGGGCTGGAGCGATGACCAGCTCATTTATAACTTTACAGGCTTCGACGCCTTGCAATGTCAGCCTGTGGGTATTTTAGCAGCTAATGGCTGCACACATATAGCCAATAGGGGTTTTAATGATTACGCCGTTCATGTTTCTTTCACTGCCAACGCCGTCTGTGACTTTGGGTCCGGCCTGGGCTACCCAGCTAAACGCCGCACTATCGGTCGTAGACTCCCATGACCACTCTAACGGCAACGGAACTACGGTTAAGTCTGCAGGCATTTCGATTAACGCAGACCTGCCGTTTAACGGATTTCGCGCTACTGTTGTAAAAGCATTGCGACTTGATACTCAAGCAAGTACGCTGGCCGGTGTTGGAAATTCGCAGTCGGTCTACACATATAATGGTGACCTATATTGGACAAATGGTGGCGGCGTTGTTGTGCAAATTACTGCTGGTGGCAGTTTATCTGCAATCAGTGGTGCAGTTGATGTCATTGAGTACGAATCTATTTCTGCAAATACGACCTTAACTGTGCTTAACAAGCCCTTAATCGGCATTACGTCCAGTGGCTCAAGCCTCACAATAACTTTACCCGCAGCTGCGTCCGTGACTGCCGGTAGGATTTTTGTGCTAAAAGATGAAAGCGGCAACAGCGAAACCTATCCAATCAGCGTAGTACCAGATGGCGCCGACGTAATCGACGGCCAACTAACTTTTACAATCGACAGCAACTATGGAGCCGCGTTTTTAGTTAGCGACGGTAACCTTGGTTGGATTTCGGTCTAAGGACATATGCTAAACAAGCAGTTGGTGCCGCTTGCGTTTAGACAGGGTCTGGACACTAAGCGGGACAAAAAGCAGCAACTCTATGGCACTTTGCGAAAAGCAGAGAATGTTGTATTTGAGACGCTTGAATCTGCTCGCAAGCGCAACGGCTATGACAGCCTAGAACTGCTATCAGTCGACGGCAGCAGCATCGGCACGCCAGAAAGCCTTGCTGCGTTTAAAAATGAACTATTAACTTTCACAGCTTCTACCTTGTGGGGATACTCCAGTGCCTTAGCCCGGCTGGAAAACCGTGGCTCGGTATATTCGGTGTTCCCCACAAGCTTTCCAGTTGTTAATAACAGTTTTGACAATATTCAACCTGACTTGCTACAAATTAGTGGCCTGAAAATGTTCGTATACCGTAATGACTCTACGGGCGCGATTCATTACGCAGTACAGGATGTTGATACCGAAACTATGTTGGTTTCTGACCAAATTGTTGCTGTTGCCGGTGACCGGCCCCGCATTCAAGCAATCGGCAATAAAGTCTACCTGCTGTATGTAGTTGGCAACGCAATCCGGTTTCGCACATTTAACCGCCTGCAGCCTGCAATTTTGGACGTTGAAAAAACTCTAGTAAGCAACATATCGAGTACAAATCCTAACTTTGACTGCGTTCAATTCGCCGACCGAATTGTTGTTGCCTACAATAGTACTAATGTGCTTGCCAGACTGCACATAGTTGTGCTGCGCACTTCTGACATTGCATCGGCACCAATCACTTTTGCAGGTCAAGACCCGACTACCGCACTAGACCTTTATTTGGACAAGTCTGGCAATATTGTGATTACTTGGGCAGATGCTGCTGCTGCTAAGTACTTAGTGTATACTGGCAATCTAAATACTGTCAAAGTTGCTCCACAAACCCTAGAACTGCACGCAAACATTGTTAACATTACCACCTGCGAGACTTCCAGCCTGGGCAGCTACGAAATCTATTATGCGATTTCTGCTGCAAACAGTTACGACTATCATGTAAGAGTAACTACGGCAACAGACACTGGAAGCATGGGTACGCCAGAAGTATTTATGCGCTCGGTCGGACTGGCGTCAAAGTCATTTGAGATTAACGATATTTGTCACCTAATGGTGTCTTATGACAGTGTTGGGCAGGCGACTAACTTTGTTGTCGATGATGATGCGGTTATTGTGGCCAAAATATCTGCTGGAGTTGCTGGCGGCCATGTGCAGTCTAATGTGCTGCCAAAGCTATACTATGACGACAGCACTGCAACTATTGTCAGCACCTACCGTACAAAGCTTGTTGCTGAGAACGGTGAATTTTATAGCTTAAATGGTGTAACCAATACGCTGGTTGATTTCGCAGTAGAGGAACGATTTCAGAACGCGACCTTGGGCAATAATATGTTGGTTGCCGGAGGCATTTTGCAAGCCTATGACGGCCAACGAATTGTTGAACAAGGTTTCAACGTATATCCGGAAACACCAACACTTACTGCGTTAGCTGCAGGCACTGCTACAAACTGGCCGTCGCTCGCAATGGATAATTCAGGCTCACTGCTCGATACCTACGGCTACTGCATCGTATACCGGTGGACAGACCATCAAGGCCAAGAACACCGCTCAGCACCTTCTGAAAGTGTGGATATTCATTTAGCAAGTCCAGCCGAAGTTGGAGTTCAAGTCGATATTCCCACACTGCGACTGTCTCAAAAGCAGGACGTAGTTGTTGAGGTCTATCGCACAGAAGAAAATGGTACTTTGTTTTATTTGGCCAACGAAATTGAAGTGCCGTTTTTAAACGACCCAGCCGTAGACTCTGTACAATTTATTGATGGCCGCCCAGACAGCGCATTAATCTCAGGTAGGCTGCTCTACACGACTGGCGGCGTGCTGGAAAATATTTCTGCTCCGTCTGCAAGCATTGTTGCAACTCATACGGCAAGCAAACGCATATTTTTAGCCGGGCTTGAAAACGCAAACGAAGTCATGTATAGCAAGATTGCGAATCCGGGCCAGCCCGTTGAGTTTAACGACTTGCTGCGGTTGCCCATAGACCCGATTGGTGGCAAAATAACCGCGCTAGCTAGCATGGATGAAAAGTTAGTCATTTTTGAAAGTGATGCTTTGTTTTTCATGTCAGGTTCGGGCCCCAACAACGCAGGCCAACAAGATTCATTCACAACGCCAGAACGGATTTCAACAGACATTGGCTGCATTGCTCCAAAATCAGTGGTGTTGACGCCGGACGGCCTTATGTTTAAAAGCCGCAAGGGCATTTACATACTTACGCGTGCGCTGGGCTTGGAATATATTGGCGCTCCTGTTGAAGAGTTTAACGGCCTAACAATTACTGGCTCAGACGTTGTTGGTGAACTCAATCAAGTTAGATTCACAACTAGTGACGGAGATTGTCTCGTATACAACTATGTGTTTAAGTTTTGGGCAACATTTACAAACCACATGGCACTATCTGCAGTGGTAATTGGCAATGACTATTATTACCTGCGTCGCAATGGTGCGCTCTATAAAGAAAACCGGCTATCATACTCAGATGCTGGCACGCCCATTAAAATGAGGCTAGAAATTGGCTGGATATCATTTGCCGTGCTTCAGGGGTTTTCCCGCGTTTATAAAATGCTCGTGCTTGGAGACTGGTATTCTGCACATAATTTGCTTGTGCAAGTAGCCTATGACTTCACAGATATCTATTTGCAAAGCGCGACCATAAGTCCGGCTTCCGGCCAGTTTGAGGCAACGCCATACGGTGAAGACAGTCCCTATGGTGAACCGGCTCCAAAGCCATATGGTGGCACCGGGTCTCCATACCAGGCACGGGTAAATTTTAAGCAGCAAAAGTGTCAAAGCATTAAGTTGCTAATCGAGGACGTACAGGAAAACGCAGGCCAGGGCCTGTCGTTAAGCCAAATCACTTTCCAGGTCGGCGGCAAGACTGGCATGTTTAAGATGGCCAAGGGAAAATCGTTTGCAACCTCTTAATGCGATTGACCTTTTTGCCGCATACGTCGAAGAACGTGAAGGCGCTACGCTGCTTAGACACGCGCACGGCTTTGGCATCTATAAGCCGTTAGGCGACTTTGGCTACCTACAAGACGTATACGTGCTGCCTGAGTACCGACAGCGTGGGGTTGGCCGTGACATTGTTGCCAAAGGCCTGGAATTGTGCAGAAAATCTAATAAAAAAGCACTATTAACCACTACTGATGCTACCGCAAATGGTGCTAGTGAGTCTGCCCTGGCAATACTTCGCAGCGGATTTAAGATTTATAAAGTTGAAACTAATGCAATTTGGTACATTATGGAGTTAAATAATGGGTAAATTATTTGGTGG